TTGACCGCCAAACGATCCGCCTTGGTCATTACCAACGGAACGATCTAAACCAATATTTCCGGAATCAGGTGACGAAACAACACCCATAGGGCTATGGCCTTCACTTGCAGCACTTGGCGCAGCATTATTTTCCGTAGACTGATCAGCCGTTTGCTGTTGAGCGATTCCAGCTAATGCAGTGGAATATGCTGGATTAGAAGGAGGTAATGGAACAGATGGCGATTGAGCATTAACAACTACGCCTTCTGGCGTTTGATAACGCATAGGAGGAGAAATCCCCGCATTTGGATCAACCAAACCTGTAGCTAATACTTTCTGCGTATAAGCACCCTGTGTTGGGTCCTGACCAGCAGAAATAGCGGCATTATAAGCCCCAAGACCCATGTTATAAGCAGCGATAGCATCAGGAACGGAGCCAGTGTAATTGAACAAATTAGAAAGATGTTCTTGCGCCAATTGCGCCGAGATGGTCGGGTCCGCTCTCATGCTGGAATCGTAACTTATACCCAGTGATTTAGCCGCATCCGCTGCGGCAGAATCGTGCATTTGGAAAGCACCTAGTGCCTTTCCACCATCACCAATAGCCGTATTTGGATTAGCAACACCGCCAGTTTCTACTTGGCGGATAGCTGACATAACGCCAGAGGTTGTATCGTTATTGCCAACAGAAGAAGTTGTTGATGCTCCAAGGTCAGCAGTATTTGGTCCAACGTAATGAGGGGCTACATCGCTCGCAGCCGCAGCATTAGCGGATTCCACAGGCGCTTGGGAAACAACACCTGTATAACCGGTTTCCGTTGGAGTTTTATTCTGATTGGACGTGCCTTCAAGCGTTGCGGCAATACCGCTGACTAACCCGCCAAGAGGACCACCCCAGTTAAATGCATTGCCTTGACCGCCACCAGAATCATAAGGGCCATAGCCACCGCCACCAACCGGACCATTGCTGCTGGTCGCATCAGGTGAATATTCAGCATTTTGTGCCGTAATATTTTGATGAAAATTAGCACCGCCGCCACTTCCTGTATTCGGGCCACCCTCAGGGAATTTGAATGCGGGGACTTTAGGCAAAGTGCTATCTGAAGAAGACGATGCTGGCGTGGTAGATGTTGGTGCGTTTGTCCACGGCGTCGAAGGGCTTTGGAGCAAATCTAAATAATTCTGATAAGCCGAATCCAATGCTGTTTTCGAAACATTAGGATTTGCAGCAAGCTGTTCGTAATTTTGATAAGCCTGAATAATAGAATCAGATGTCGCAGGAGTTCCACCAGCAGCGTACCCAGTACGGCCACCCCTGTCGTAATTAACACGCCCGCCTGTGTTTAAAGCAGGAAATACGCTTTGTACTGCTGAACCAGCACCGCCTAAAACTGAACCAATTCCTGATCCGACTGAACCGCCAGCAGCATTGATTGAACCAAGGCTGCCTATGGCACTTAGTGCATTATACGGGCTATAAGTAGGCGAATAGCCTGTCGTCGTGCCGCCCATTGCAGGAGCCGCACCAGATGCCAAACCAGCATAGTAGCTGAGTTGCTGATAAGGATATGCCTGTTGCTGTAGGTATTGCTGATATGCGGTAGATAGACCTGCCTGTTGCTGCTGTTGTTCAGCAGTACCATATCCATACTGTGCTTGAGCCTGTTGCAATGCCGCCGCTTGGCCTTGAGTACCAAGATTCGCAAGGTTAAGACCAGCATTTGCCATAAGCTGGCGGTTCTGCAATTGCGTTGCCAGATCAGTTTGCTGCTGGGTATTGAACTCGTTTTGAGCCTGAGAGTAACCCTGACCAAGCAAGTTCGAAATTGTCGCGTTGTTCGAAAGATTTTGTTGGCGAGCCAAATCAGCTTGAGCAATACCCGCACGGTCGCCACCAAAAGCGCCCTGTTGAACGGAGTTACCCAAAACTTGTTGCTGTTGCTGAGCATTGGTCTGATTGATGTTTGCAACTGCTGAGTTGACGACATCATTCATGTACGGATTCATGTACTGATTGATAGCCGGTTGCGAAAACTGCTGCATTTGCATAGGGGTAGCAGCAGCCCCAGCAAGCCCTGTAGCCGCTTGAAAATATGGGCTAGTATAACCCTGTAATCCGGAGATGTTTTGACCCGCTTGGACCTGATTGGGGTCCATAGGAGCAACCAATCCCGGATTGTAATTGGCGAATTGAGCCGCCGTAGCGGGTGTATATTGAGGGTATGGTTGGTTAGATTGCGTAGCCGCACGGTTTAAAATATCCGTAAATGCAGTTTCAACCTGAGGGTTGGCTGAATAACTTGTTGACGCCGAAGAGCCAAACAGCGATGCACACATTGAACCCATAGTCTTGACCCTTATTGTACGTGGTTTTCTTGTTTTTCATCATTATGATTATAGATGAAAAACGCGCCAGCTTTATGCATTTGCCGTTCTAAAAGTTTAATTTTGGCTTCTGTGCGAACATTGGAAACAATGCCCATCAACAATGGGATACCAACCATATCCGAATAGTTTTTAGCGAACGAAATTAGGGACTTTGCCCGCGTAGAACGACGATGTTGCGGTGCAACAAAGTTAAAAACGTCGTTTAAGCACCAAGTTTTAGCGTACCAAAGTTTGTCGATAACCAGACAAACGGCGGCTTCTAAGCCATCTTCGCCATCAATAACGCCGATAATTCCGTTTTTACCCTGCAAAACATTATTTACCATGTCGCGAACGGCATCGTAGTCCATTTCAAACAGACCATTTTCCTCATGCATCAATGCAAGAAGAACCATGATGCTATCTGCGTCTTGCGGGGTAGCCAATCTTACGGCGTAATCCATCAGAAATTTTCCTTACAATGACTTTGCTCGGTTCTAGTCGCGTCTTGGACCGGGAAGTTTGCTAAGTGTCTTAACCAGATGCTTCCGGACGCCAATAACGAAGTTGTCCAGATAATCATGGCCTTTTTGCATACTTCCATTGCCCAGTTTGCGGACAATATCAGGATGAATAACATATTCGCCGCCAGCAGCGACAATCGGCACAGGACGGTAGTTACCAGCAGTAACGGGACCACCTTCAGCTTTTGTCGGAGAAAACGTCGATGATGCGGAGTTTGCTGAAGCAGGGTTATTTCCAATGCCAAAGAGTTTTTGCATTTGGCCATATTCGCCCAAACTAGGCGGCGTTCCGGGATAAGCGGTAGGAACCTTATTGCTTACGCCCCAAGGACCGGATGTAAACATATTGCTGATCAACTTGCTGCCAGCCAACGTGTTCCCTTCACCAAGACCGGATACAATGTCAGCGGGAAGGACGTAGGAGCCTTCCAAAACGTTCATTGGAATATGATCAGTACGCCCGCCAACAGCCATGGTAATAGGCCCTACATGGCATGGCGTGGACTTTTTGCGGGAAATCTTGTCGGCAGCTTCAATTGGGTTGCCACCGGATTTATATGAATTTAACTGGTTTGACATAGCTGCCTCCGATGTTTTTTAGAAATACAATAAAATCTTGTTTTTTGATAGTCCTGTTTAACTATAAGATACAGCTACTATCATGCCTGATCCGGGAACTATAACAATGCCGTTATTCACGGGCATCATGACAGTTTGAATCCCAACAGTATTTGCAATAACGTATAGCCTATTCCCGTTGACTGCCCCCGCAACACTGTTGGCATCATAGACCATTCCGGTCGTTGACCCCGCCACAATGACAGAAATCTTTGCAACCCAACCAAGATTGGTTTTCAAATAGGTTGTAGCAGCTATTTCACTGCTATTTGCAGCACCAGCAAGATTAAGCGTTGTATTGTTAACGCTACTGATACTTTGAACACCGTTGCGTTGAACGCTGAGGATATCGTCTAGGGATGCGATGACAGCCTCCTATTTTGCAAATAAACGAAGGGTTGAGACGTTACCATTAGTATTTCCCGTCCGGTGCTGCGCGATACCTGATGCCACCTAACCGCCAGAACGTACCCGTATCTTGGGACGAAATATTGATCGCCACCAAACGCGCCCTGATGCGGCATGAGATATACTCAGTAGACTGCGTCATTGGAAAAGTAGCAGAAAATACGGAGTTGCTTGGATAGCCAGAGTATAAACCCGTTGTTACAGGGGCATCAGTTGCATAATTTGTCCAATAAATGGTGATGTAAACGGTGGCATTTTGGTTGCCACTATACGTTCCCCATTTCATGTCAGGCCAAATTTGGTCGATAAACATGATGTTATCGCCTTCCGCCACACTGAAAAAACCAGTCTGCATGGACGAAAACATTGGCAATGTCGTCGTGCCGGAAGCGGCATCGTATCCTATTTCATGCTGATATAAATAATTGTCAATACCAGCGCCGATAGGAGGGCCAAGAACAGATTGGTCAATCCAAGCACTACGCCCAAGAGAACCAAAATCCCACTGCTGGATAGCAGCGTTAAATTTGACATAACTGTCGTTTTCGCCTGTGCTGCTGTTGACAGAAGGGTAGTACCAAGTGATTTCATTAAACTGAGAATTGACAGCACATCTGATATTTTGGGTATACGGAATCCCATTTGAACCGACTCCCGTGTTCAAGTTTTGGAAAATAACATCCCAAACTGGGCATGCTAAGGCTTGCGGGCCATTACCAGCATTCATAAAAAACTGCTTCTGGGACATCCAGAAAATGGCATTATTCAACTGTCCAACACATTTACGGGAAATCGCACCGCAATTGGACCCAATTTTGTTGAACCCATAAACCAATGGAGAGCCAACATATTGCATTGCCCAAAGGTCTAAGTCGGTCCAAATCAACCCCTGTTGTGGGCCTTGTATACACGTAACAATTTTGGAGCCGGATGCGATGCGATAAGAACCCGCCTGATTGGTGGCGGTAGCAATCCATGTCGTACTATCCGCGATGTCAGACCAGCGAATCAAAAGAGGGTCTTGTTGCAGGGTAAAGGACGAACCCCATGCGATAACCTGCCGTTCTGGCATAGCTACAAAAATGCCATCGTTAACCAGCGGAGCAGAGCCACTTACAAGTTGTGCATTTTGAATTTGGGTATTCGGCGTCCATGAATAAACTGCACCACCGACAGGGCAAGCAATCAAGTTTTGCCCAAAATTATCCAAAGTCCAATCTGTCGCGGTAATAGGAGTACCCGGAACAGAAGGTTGCGTGACACCGGAGCCGAATCCTCCTGAGCCAAACGCACCAACGCCGAAACCCGTTCCAACTTGGCTTGGGCCAACAGCAATAAAAAATTCAGAATTGATATTGCCGCTGTTGATAGCCGTTGGACCGGCAGTTGAAGTTGCCGTATTGGTTGGGGCAAAAGTAAATTGCCCGGAAGTCAAACTTCCAAGTGTGGCCGGGGTATCAATAACCGTGTAAAGGCCAAAGAGGGTTATTCCACCAATTGATGTAGATACACCAATGTAAAATTCACTTCCCGGATTATACGTATTATTTGCTAAATATGCGGTGACAATCGATGATCCATTGGCCGTCGTAAACGTATATGATGCCCCAGCATTGCTAACAGTTGCGGTGGCAGGAGTAGATGCTGAAATCGTATACGATGTCCCTGACGCAGTTAAAATTTGATAAGAACCCGTCAGAATAAGGCCGCCAACAGACACCGGAGTTACATAGTAAACATAATCTAAGTTTGATGCACTTATGTTCGAATCAATTACCGAAACGGTATAACTTCCGCTTGTTGTCGAAAAATTAGGCGAAGAATTGGTAACCGTTGTCTGCGGCGTAATAACAGAATTGCTTCCGTTTGTAAGGACGTTAAGCGATGTTGTGCAGCCGACAGCAAGATGGTTAATGGCGTTAAGATCGGCCCAACCCTTTAAAGCCCTGACAGGCGCAGAATAGGGAACATTGCGGTAAGCTACCCACCCGCCAAGTTTCTGAGGCAACCCCATTTGGTTCCTATCTGGCATAAACCGGATAAGATTAGACGACGAAAGGGCCGCCTCATTTAAGGTTGGCGTTTTGATTACATCTACGCCGGGAATTAAACGTAAAGTGCTATGAGCCATTTATACAGCCCTTCTAAGCGCATTGTTGCGCCTTAAAGACGCAGTGCGATTGGCTATATGTTCGGTTGTTAATTTTTTACCTTTCAACGCTGCACTTATTTTTTTTCCGAAATCTGGCGCTCTTTTCCCAGAGGCATTTTTATTGCCATAATTAGCAAGTGATAGCTTTCTTTTGTGTTCTTCTGTTTTTTGCAAACCAAGCATGGATTTGCTTTTTTTTAAACGAACTTCTGGAGTATTGGCCAATAAGGCAGATTCTGACATTTTTTTACGCGTTTGATCAGAATGTTTAAATCCTTGGATGCCATCTCCCCCATTTGTTAAATTTGTCAATTTATACCCTATATGTCGCCACATGGATATTCTGGATTGCTCCAATCTGAATGCAGCAATTTCCGACAAATTTTCTTCAATTATTCTTATTTCTACATCAAGGCCCAAAAACTTTAATTTATTTTGAATATTAAGATGATGTTTTTTTCTTCTTTTTAAATCATATGCACGTTTTTTTTGCCCCTTCCCAACATAAAAAGGCATATTTGTGTCTGGTCTCCAATGTTCATAAACATAAAACATTTTTTATCCTCTTGGAGGAGTTGCCAATGGAGAAGGGGATTGGGAACCCCACGCAACGGATTGAAATTTCTTTCTCACCTCCTCCACCATCGCGCCTTTCAACAACTGCTCGTATTGTTGTTCCCAGTTGACTGGCATTTGTTGATCAGCGCCTGTCGAAGAAAAGTTTCTTTGATATCCGGAAATGTAAACCATGCTGGCGCAGATAAACAAATCTGGAAGATAAGTAGAAATAAAGGTATTTGTATTTGACGCAGAAAGTGGAGCCGAATGAACCGTTCCCGTCAACGTTAATGGATAAGCTGCGTTAGGATACGGCCCAAGGAGAATATACTGGCTTGTGTTGCCAGTCGTGGGCGTATCACCGCCATAAACAGCGAATACGGATGGAATACCAGCACTGGCTGAACTGTTGAATACCGACTGGATGTACTCTTTGGCGACTGGGGCCAATGGATATGAAACGCCATTTACGGTCACCTGAATCGTTTGCAGCGTGATAAAGGCTGCGGTAGGTATGGTTAAAAGGTTACCTGTTGTAGGCGTCTGGTATGAGGTGCTATCAAAAACCTGAGTAGACAGGAAATCCAGATCACGTTGCATCCGCAATTGTGCATAGTTAATTGCCTGAGGCAAAATGATCTGGAAATTGGCGTCAGTCGTGGGAACAACTGCCAACGTAGCGATTTGCTGAACGTAACTGTTATAATCCACGACTTCTCATCCTTATTCGGCTGGCTGCTGTTCCGCTGGTGTTTCAACGGCGACAGGCGCAGCAGGGGCCGCAGAAGCCGCAGCTTCAATTTGTGGCTTTGCTTGCCCGTGGAGAAGAGCAATCAAGTCCGCTACTTCGGCATATGCGCCCGCAGCAAGATGCTTCAATACCGTATTGATGTGAGCGACGGTGAGTTTAAGATCAAGTTCAAGATTATCCATATTTCCCTCTTAAAATGGCGGTTTTTGAGGCTGAATTTGCGGTTTTGATATTTGTGCTATCTGCGCCGCTATCGCTGCCTCAACCCCTGTTGTGCTAATCGATTGTGATACCCATTGAAACGCCATATCCTGCGTAATTTGGTTGTACGGAGTAAATTCCGCTGGGTTTGGCGTTCCAAGTTTCACTGTACCAGAATTTGAGGAAGTTACATAGCCATCTGTTCCAGTGCAAACCCAATTTATGGCGGTTACCACATTTGGTAAATCACCAGCATTTGGGTCAACAATGAATTGGGGAAAAGTCCATGTAAACTGCATCATGTGTACTGCGTGATCCGAATGTAACCTTGTGAACCAGCACCGCCAGCGACAGAAGTTGTGCCAGAATATGTTCTTCCACCGGCCCCACCGCACCCATATAATGTGGCCGAAGGGCCTGGTCCGCTCGTTTGTCCGACGCCATTGCCGGGCAAATTAATATAATTTGGCTGCCCACCACTACCGGCTACACCCGAACTACCAAATGTGCCAGTTCCGCCTGAAAGACCCGAAAAACTTAACGTCGCGCCATTGGTCGTTGTTCCCGCAGACCCAGCCGTTCCATTTGTTGTGCCGTTACCAGCACCACCACCGCCGCCACCGCCAGCAGTGTAAGTCGTAGCCCCTACTGTTATTGTAGTGTTGCCGCCAGCATTTCCGTTATTGAACCCGGCGCTCCCAGCTATTCCAGCCGCACCAACGGCAATTGTATAGGCAGTAGATGGGGAAACAGAAATGGTCTGTGTTAAATAACCTCCGCCACCACCGCCACCACCACCTCCATTTACATTGATAGAAGAAGTATATGTTGCGCCACCACCGCCACCACCGCCACCGAGCATTTCAACATAAATTGTGTTGCAATTTGATGCGGTTGTAAAAGTTGTAGTGCTGGTGCTTGTAATCGTGGTTTGGCTGATAAAACGGCCAGAAGATGATAAAGCCGCTGATACCCAAGATAGCACATTGCCTGTTAGCGCTGTCCCGCCGGATACCGTTTGTGAAGGCGACACTTGCCAACTTGTGCCAGAACCACTTGTAATAGTTGTCCCCGCAGTGACGCCTGTCCCAGTGACAACCTGACCAATTGCAATTGTCCCGCTGGAAACTGCCGAAACCGTCAATGTTGTACCAGAGATACCGCCAAAAAATACGGAAATAGGCGTTAATGCAGCAGTTAAAACATTTCCGCCTGTTGTTGGTGGGACAAAGTTTGGCGGGCTAGTTCCATTGCCCAGCATGACGTTGTTCGCTGTAAGTGTTGCCAAGCCTGTACCGCCAAGGGTGACAGGGATTGGAAACTGAACAAGACCATCATCTGCCTTATATACGCCCGTCGAACCGTCGCTATAAATCAAAGTATTAAAGTTTTGAGGAACAGTGATCGTGTTACCAATAGCAGCAGTTCCACCCGTATTCGACATACCAATTGTAACTGTATATGTGCCACTTGTCGCATTGGTTACAATCCACATACCAGCAACGTTGCTGCTATTGTATTGAGGCAACAAAACGGTCTGGTTGGCAGCCAATGCCCCTTGCAATAGAAAACGCATCGCTTGCGAAGTGCCGCCAGCCGCCGTCGTACTTGGGGCGGGGATAACTGTAAATGATGGCGTTGTACTGGTATTTACGGAAACGCTGGTCGTATTGCCAAATATTTGGTCTAAAATTGTCGTATTATTATTAACAGGCACATCCCACGTATTAACATACGCTCCATTACTTGGCTCTGTTAAAGCAAGATTGTTTGTGGTGGTGGTCATTACTTATCCGCCTTCCCGTCAAGTTTGTCGTAAATCCGCTGGAACATATCTTCAATATGCGCCATTCGTTTGTCCAAATCCACTTTTAAGACATATTCTTTCGGCAGATTAGCTTGCATGCTACTTATGTCGCGCCGAAGTTCTTTCACAGCGCCCCATAGTTCGCGGGCAAGCCACCCAACGACTGCAATCGCTACACCCGCCGCCAGATTAATGGTTGATTGATAATCCATAATATAATTACTCAGTTATGGTTTTGGGTGGATTTGGATCGGTGAAAGTTCCATCGGTGGGATTATAAATCCATCCAAATGTTACGGGAGAACCTTCTGGCAAACCAACAATGGTGTATCCTTCCGGTGCTGGATCAACAGCAGGATCAGCAACAATCATATTTACGACCGTCTCATTGCTATTTTGAACAAGAGCGCAAGTCTGCGGATTCCCATTTACTGGGGCCATCATCATTGGACCTCCAAACATTACGTGTACTCCCAAACAATAATAACACCGGCGGATCCAGCACCACTATTGCCACTATTGCCACCCACACCGCCAGACCCATATGCAGTCTGACCACCAAAATAAGAACACCCACCCCCACCTGGAACAGTACTCGCAGGAAAACCGCTACCGCCTGTTGTACTAAAATCACCATTTGCATTCGACCCACTACCACTGCCAGCCGCTTTCACAGTAGTAGCTCCAACGGTGAAAGTTGTATTACCACCACTATTTTGAGAAGCTGATCCAGCACTAGCCCCACCTGCTCCAACCGCATAAGTGTATGCCGTGCTAGGAGTTACCGCAAAATACTTGGTAACAAATCCACCTGCACCACCGCCGAAACCAGTACCGGAAGAGGTACCAGCACCACTTTGACCCCCACCAACCATTTCAATGTAGATGGTATTGCACCCTGCTGGCGTAGTGTAAGATGTTCCGCTTGTTAAAACTTGCGGAGCGCGAATAAGACGGCCAGAACCAGAAGATGCAGCCGCAGAAGTCCACGTTGTACCGTTGGACGTCAAAATGTTACCGGAGGTTCCGGGAGCGACAAACTGTACCGCACTTGTTCCATTGCCTAAGATAACGTTATTAGCCGTAAGAGTGTTAGCTCCGGTTCCGCCGTTCGCTACCGCAACTGTTCCCGTCACGTTAGCAGCGTTGCCACCAATGCTGAGAGATGCGGCTGTTCCAGTTAACCCAGTACCCGGACCAGTGAATTGGGTTGAGGCGGTGATTGTTGTACCGCCAAGAGTCGTGAACGTGCCAGCCGCCGCAGTAGTCCCGCCGATTGCAGGAGGAGAAGCTAAGTATGTGCTAAACCCAGTTCCTGATACGGTACTGGATGCCGATAACGTAGTAAATGAACCCGCAGCCGCAGTTGTGCCGCCGATAGCAGGAGGTGAGGCAAGATAGGTGCTGAAACCCGTACCAGATACCGTGCTGGATGCGGAAAGCGTTGTGAACGCACCCGTGGAGGCTGTGGTTGCGCCAATGGACATATTATTAATCGAACCCGTCGTACCCGACGAGATCGTGATCGTGCCTGCGCCCGTGGTCGTGTAGGACTGGTTATTCGTGGTTGTTTGGAACGTGATTGCTCCAATGGCATTGATCGAACCCGCAACGCCAACCGTGGTCGTGCCTACGCCAAGCGCACCAGCCATATAGTTGTTGGCAGTGCCAGCCATGTACAGGTTCCAGCGGTTGGTTCCTGAGGCAAGGTTGCCGTAAAAACCATAGGCATTGGTAACCGTAGCTGCGCCTTGTGTACCAACGGTGTTTTCAGAAAAAAATCCATATTGGTTAGAAATTATCGATCCCGACCCACCCGTTGCTGGGTTGGCATAAAAATGAATTGAACTGTTTGTAGTAAAAGATGCAGCGGCAGATGTTATATTAGAATAATAACTGACTGATTGAGTTGTAACGCCAGACTGGACAACACCATTGTTCAAATTTGCAAATGCCGATGTTGCACCAGTAATTTGGGCATTGGTAAGCAGATTGACGCCAGTTGACGTTCCAGATGGGCCGATGCTGACGTTGCCGGAGGTGTCTATACGGGCGCGTTCTGTGTTGTTGGTACGAATGGTGAAAGGATAATTGGTTGATGTTCCTACATAACCGACACCATTTGTGCCGCCCAAAATGTTATTTGACCCACCCGTTTCATCAATACGGATAAAACAGTCTGCGGTTGTACTTTGGAAATACCCTATGAGACTTGTTCCAGAAACTTGTAATTTCTGAGTAGGAGAACTTGTCCCAATACCTACGTTGCCGGAGGAGTCGATACGCATACGTTCTGTAACAGTATTTACACCACTTCCTGATGGAACCGTACCAAATGCAAGAGAACCAGCAAAACCCGACCCACCAATCGGCCATATACCTGCTTGCGCCCAGTTTCCAGTATTATAGAACATAAGGCCAGCATTTTGGACTGTTTGCGCCCCATCGGCTTGTCCATTGCCTATAGTTAATTTTCCATAGGAAGACGCTCCGGCAATTGCTCCGATACCGACAGTGCCGGAATTATTAAGCCACATGATGTCAGTGTAGGACGACGCACCCGTCTGTTGCATAAAACGTATGCCAGTGGTGGCATTTGTTGATGGATTGACAGTATTCCAAATGTTAATTTCGCCGAATCCAGCAGAAAAATTATTGCTAATGCCCAACGATAAATTTTGTGTAGGGTAAGTTGCTCCGGCGTTATAATTGCCTAAATAAGCAAATGCATTCTGCTGTCTGAAAGAACCGTTTACATCTAACTTATAGGAAGGCGAACTCGTCCCAATACCCACATTCCCCGACGTATCAATACGCATACGTTCCGATTGGCTACCCGTCTTAAACAGGATTGCGTCAGTCGTACCCGCGCCAGACGTGGATTCCAATGTCAGCGTGGACGATGCGGTCGTACCGCCAATGTGAAGTGGGGTCGTTAATGAGGTCGTAAGCGTAGGAGAGGACGAGTATGATGGTGCTACACCAACACCGCCCGATACCAACACAGACCCCGTAGCAACGTCTGCAAGTGATGCAATCGTTGTGGAAGCAGATGCGTAAAGAATGTCACCAGTTGTATACGAAGTAAGGTTTGTGCCGCCAGAAGCCACAGGAACAACGCCGCCGAGGGTAGCAAGCGTTACGGTGGTCCATGTTGGAGCGGCAGATGCGCCACCAGAAAGGAAGAACTGACCTGACGTGCCATAAGTAGCGCCACCAATACCCAATTGACCTGCTGGACCAAAGCGGAATGCTTCTGTTGGTGAGTTATTGCCCGTTGCCGAGGTGAATACCGATGCATAAGCGCCCTGCGCCGTATCGGTAAAGTTTTCAGCAGCAGAAATAGCAAAATAACCGTTTGAAATAGTCGCGAAGCCAGTTGCGCCATAACCACGGCCAGTAAACTGCGATAAGATATCGCCAGCTTGCGACGCGGTTGGAGCAGCCGCAGACCCACGAGCAGAACGTGCGGTATAAACACCATAAGAACCCGTGCCGTAAGCATCTTGGGTAATACGGGTATTCGACGAGTTTGCACCCATAATGTACAAATCTGTACCTGCTGGGAGGGTCGAATTTGATGGTGGCGTAGTCGATTGGCTATTAGATACTACCGTTAACGTAGAATTTGGCGAAGCGGTGTTTAAACCAAGGCGGAAGTTCGTATTATCCCAGAATAGCTTGCTGTTGTTTTGCGTATATGTACCCGACGCCCCCGCAAATACCATTGAACCGGTGGTAAACGCGGTTGCTGTACCAGTGCCGCCATTGGCCACCGGAAGCGTACCAGTGACGCCAGCAGTCAAAGAAACTTGACCAAACGCCGGAGCAGACGATGCGCCGGTTGAAAGAAGGGCGTACCCCGTTGTGGAGGGCGAAATTTGTCCAACAGAAGATGTACTGGCGGCATACAAAAGGCCATAAGCCGTCAATGTCGTTAAACCAGTTCCACCGTTTGCGACGCCAACTGTTCCAAGGCCAATCGTATTACCCGTTTTGGTAATAGGAGAAGAAACCTGAATATTGCCAGAAGATGAAATCTGCGACCAAATTAATGCCGTAGAACCAACCGTAATGGTTCCCGTGGTCGTCATTGTCCATGACGTTGCACCATTCGTCGTACCATTATTGACATATGCAGCAGCGCCCGTTTCAATGTAATTAGGGCCAGACCCAGTGGCATTGAAGTCAGTTGATCGGGTAAGCACCCAGTTCGTTGAACCCGAACCCTGATTCGTTACGACGTAAATACCATTGTAAGCAGCAGATGTTTCGTTTTTAACCAAAACACGGGTAGCATTGGAAACGTCCGTACCCGTAAAGGTATAGCCATCAATGGTTAAGGCAGCCTGAGTACCGGCGTTTGTCAACGTAGCGCCGACACCGCCAGTACCGTTATTATACGTTACCGTGCCAAGATCGGCGGTCGTCGCATAACCAGCAGCGGTATGGTATGTCGTGTTGGCAACCGTTGAAACGGTATTGTCCACATACTGCTTAGTCGAAAGTTGTAAAGCAGACGTCGGGTCTTGGGTTACCGTAACGGTGGTCAACCCCGCCAGAGTGCTTGATGAACTACCAAGCGAAATTGACGTCGAACCAATAGTAATGGCAGAGTTGGTAAGACCGGCATTTGGGATAGTCGAAACGGCGGTGAAAGCGCCAGTTCCATTCCCTACAAGATAACCCGTAAGAGTTATTGCGCCTGTGCCACC